CGATGGAGTCTAGAAAAGCAAAATTAATTGCAGAAATGACGGAAGAATTTAAAAATGAAGAGAATAAAATCATGGGTGAATTTGGAAATGACCCTGTTGCAAGGTTAAAAGCTAGAGAATTAGATTTAAAAGCTGCTGACGACGCTAGAAAACGTGAAGAAGGCGAAGATAGAATAAATTTAGATAGAATGAGAGCCATGATGAACCAATCTAACTTTGATGAGAAGCTAGAACAGAACAAAGAACTAGCAATGTTAAGAGCGGGCGTAAGTTTAGCAAAAACTGGCGCTAAAAAAGTAGAGATTGAGGAGAAATAGTATGCCGTTGAACGAAAAAGGTAGAAAAATCATGAAATCTATGAAAAAACAATACGGTAAGAAGCGTGGCGAAACAGTTTTCTATGCCTCTAAGAACAAAGGTGTTATAAAAGGCGTTGAAAAGAAAAAAACAAGGAGAAAAAATGGAAAAACTAGATAACATCAAAGAAGTTAAAGTTGGAGAGCAGCAAACTGAGATAGATCCTAGATCTAAAACAACTGCTGATGGCTCATTTAACTTAATTGGTACAGGCGGACCTGAGCTTGAAGTACAAGGTCAAGGTAAAGT